GTGGTGCTTTCCCATGTCCTGACGAAGTTGGATCTCTTGTCGGTCGCGTGAAGAGGTGGTGTCGTATACAACCAGAGCCGTCACGCGATTCTCAGGTCTCAGAACAGGCTGCAGCTGAAGCATGTGCGGCGGTCGTTCGTCATCTGACCTCCCATGATGAGGAGTTATATCAAGCGGATGTTGATAAAATCATGCTGACCACCATTCAGCAGCATCCGGAATGGACTCCTCAGCAGCTTGAAAGATTCCGCGAGGGTCTTGAGAATGCTGCATCCTTTTCTAATAGTCTCAGGGGAACTCTGGATGAGTATGGCGTGGAGGTTGAGAAACGTGTCAGCCATATAATCCAGATATTGACCGAGAAGTTTGGGGCGTTTGACAAGGTTGAGACTCTCGATCCGTCTCAACTGAAAACACAGCGCGGAATCATTGCACCTGATCATTGGTTGCGTGGTTTCACACGATACATATATCATGAGGCCGTTGAGCGCATGACGAATGCGTTCAGTCAGGGAGACCATACTGTTAAGCACATGGACACATCGACAAAGATCGAGATGCTTAAGGATAGTTTGGATGATGTGGGGACCACTATGAATGCTGATGGTTCCGCATTTGAGTGTATGGTCAGATTCTTCCGTCGTACCCGGGAAACAGAATTCCTTAGTAGGATCTCAAGCCCGGAGAACCGATTAGCAATTAGTTGCCTTGGAAATTGGATGGATGGGCAGCTTAAGGTAGTGCAAGATCGGTTTTGGGAGATCGTTATTGAGCCTCTGCGCATGTCTGGTGAGTATGTTACCAGCATGGGCAATTTCTTTCAGCAATATACAATGATCTTTGGGGCAATTGAGCGAGCCAGTGCCGAGGTGGATCATGAGCAGCGCGACACTGTTGACCAGCGCCGCGACTGGATCCAGGCGTTCACGTCTCGTATTCGGTTTTGCCTTGAGGGAGATGATAGTATAATAGGGGGCATCCCGCGTCGTTGGTGGGATGCTATCAAGAATAAGTTTAAGGAATCCGGCTTGGAAATGAAAGTTGTCACTGCTGAGTGGTGGGGTGACGGCGGATTCTGTGGATGTGTGATGAAGAAGTGTAAGGATGGTATAGACCGTATTTTCA